GAGACACCCTGGACCTTCTTCTTGGCCGTGGTGTCTCCCAAACAAAAGTGAGGAGGTGGGTCGAACTTTCCGCAGGCAATTGCAGCGGCCTGGGCACGAGCCGTGCTGCCCTTTGTGGGAGCAGGCGGCTTTGCCCAAGTCTTGCACTTGCGACCTTGTTTCTTCATCGGGAAACGACGAGGGTCAAGGAGACCCATGGAATCAGCACGGAGAGCTGCTTTAACCGTGTTGTTTCCATGGGCCCGCATGGTCTTTCCATGGGGGGCGTTCATCTTGAACCCCCCATGAATACCAAGCTGACCCGTGACGTCACCTGATGCGGCATTGAGCGCCTGCGAAGAGAAAGTCTCGCGCCTCGAGTTCGCTTGAATCCCTTGCATAGCGTTCAGCACCAAAGTACGATTGAGAGTGCCAACTCCCGCGGGTACCTCATCATCAGTGACGTTATACAACGTAGTTTGAGTCAACTGATGCGAGAACCAGAAACCTGGGTTGGTATCAGGCCGTTCAGGGATTCCCCCATCAACGGCGTTGTAGTAACCACCCCAAAGATCTCCGGCATTATTCGCGGTCTCGAAATTGGCAGCCTGTGCATCGTACATGAAGTACCCGTTCTGAGAAACAGTGCACACCGCCGATTGGGCACCCGATTGCGGCGCATCGCCACCAATAAGGTAAGCGTGTTGCGACACAGGGGTGTCATCAGAAATCGACGACATTGTGTTTCCCAGACCGACCATCGTACCTGCCGGTGTGTAATCGTTGGCCAGTACGGTGCTGCTGAGGTTGATTCCGGTGTTACCCACCAGGTCAACTCCAACAATACCGTTAAACGTCCCAGCGCAAGTGCTTGCGAAAGGACAGTACCTGTCCGCGATGTTGTCACCGTCATACTGTGTTTCATTGGTGTATATTCCGCAGGCATATGTGGAGTCAGCTCCACAACAATCCGCTGCCATAACATACGCCTCCATAGCATGAAAGATTTGACCGTCGGTCAGTGAGTTCGTCGGGAACTCCACCATGGTGATGTACATCTGCTCAGAAACATTGCCATTGGTGTCGGCTAGACCGCTACCGTCAGCGATCGCCAGGAAGTGCTGCACCTTAGCATTCCGGAAGGAACCCCACGAAGTCATGTTGTTGATGTCACCAGCAAATGACTTGTTAGACAAGACACAAGCCGGGACAGCCTCGCCGACATTGTTGATGTAGCGTCCACTCTGCATGGACGTGCGATCAAGCAAGCCGCCTTGACAATTCTTCGAGGTTTGAATCAACCCACCCGACAGGGAAGTGTCAGCGTTGCGGGACGACCATTCAACATGGGTGTAGAACTTCAACCATCCAAGCTGCGTTCCCGCAGCATAGATGGGTTCGTCCGACCCCGAGCTGGTGGCGTACCCGCCCTGCACAAAGTAACGGAACAACCCGAAATCGCAATCCTCCTCAGAGGTATGCGTGTCCTGGTGGATCCCGTCAATGTATGAGGGCTCTTCTGCTCCATTGCGAATGTACCGTGCGAAGGAAGGGCCACCGACCAAAGTCGGATCACATTCCTTCCCGCAGCACATGCGCTGGGTAGGCATCCCGTATGAGGGGAAGCCCTGAAGCATGAACTCCCTTGCCGTGGTTGGGCTAGGTTTCTCCGGATCCAAGATGAAAGAAAACCCAACCTGACCGCGCTCCGGCTGTTCGGCGAACGACCCAATAATGGGAAGGTATTCGGCGACCATAGCTGTAATGCGGGCCTGGTTGTGATTCTTTGCCTCCTGGCAAGCTCTCGGAAAGAGCTGTTGGTTCTCCAGATCAAGTGGAATTTGAATTACGCTAAACTCCCCCGGATCAGTGGTTGGCACGAGAACCGGAATAGCTACGCTCACGTAATCGTCGTGAACGATGTTTCCGTTATCCGATTTCGAGTACCTCTCACGGACCGAACGAGGGTGATTGGCCCCGGAGCCATTCACGTAACCGTTCGACTTGATTTGGACGAGGCCGTTCACGGTGGAATCTCCATTACCGACGAGACCGCCTTCCACGGATATACCGTAGTCACCGTTCCCAGCGATGTGTTTGATTGCACCCATCCCGGCCCCGACGGCATTGCCGCCCAGCTGCTCTCCCAATTCCGTCGCCAAAGCTCCGATTATTGGGTTGCCAGACATGGCACCTAGAGAGGCACCAGCAACGCCGCCAAGCACATTGCCAATGCGCTTACCTGTTTTGCGGGTATCACCTGTTATAGTGTTCCGCACGGCCCGAGCACCTTTCTTCCTAACAGAAGAAACGTCCCGGTTGAGAGCCCGTTCGGCACGGGCTATAGCCTTTTGTGTTTTCGTTTTGGTAAAGCGATATACTCCTCCGCGTTTTAAACGGATTTCAGCTAGAAGCTTTAGTCTAACTGGGGAGGCACGACCCCGTGGCTAATCGGGATTTTGTTTGCGCTCGCGTTGCACCCCTTCTTGGGGGCGAGTCCACTTTTGAAAAAGGCTGTGGAAGCTTTCGCTCCTTTGCCCCACATTGAAGTAGGGACTTAGTCTCTCCGAAGGATCCCCCGGCCAAGGGGCGGACATCACTCCGGCTTTATTATCACGACCTTTGTCGGAGAGACAGAGGGTTCGATTCTCAACTCCCAAACACGTTCCAACCACGGGTGAACAACCCGTGGATGAAAACGAAACGTGTTCGTCAGCGATTGAGTAACCCCTCATAATCTGCACATCTTTAGCTGAATATGATGCGACTGTCCGGGCCCAGCTCCCACTCCCGGACCCCGACATCTGGGCATAAATGTCGGGCCTCATAATGGAGCACACTTGGCATGCGAACACTATCGCAACGCTCCTCCGTGTATGGCTCCTCGCCCTGACCAGGACTAGAATGTTAGCTCAAACCTCACGGCCTGACAACCCACCGAAGCGACCTGCCAGTTAAGAGAGTTATCACACTCCAATCCCAATCTGGGTTTTATTCAATGACTTTGCGTCAAAGCATCTCT